AATCCAGCAATTAATTTATAAATTTTATCCTATAGGATAAAATTTATAAATTAATTGCTGGATTACCAATAACAGTTGAATAAGGTAATACATCTTTAGTGACAACAGCACCAGCACCAATAAATGCATTTTTCCCTATTCTTATTCCTGGTAAAATTGTTGCATTAGCACCAATAGTAACTTCATCTTCGATAATTGTTTTCAAATAATTTCCATTTTTACTAATTTTAGCATCAGGATATTTATCATTTGTAAAAACACATGATGGACCTAAGAATACATAATCTCCACATTCTACACCTTTATAAACACTTACATTATTTTGAATTTTACAATTATTACCAATTTTACCAGCAATATAACAATTTTGACCAATATTACAGTTATTACCAATAATAGCGGATGGAGTGATATGACAAAAATGCCAAATTTTAGTATTATATCCAATATTATTAGATTCAATAATAGATGATTGATGAAAATTATTATTTAAATTAATTATTTTTCCATTACCATATAAACTTTCTGTTAATAATTCTAATACTTGTAATACTTTTAATCCTTCTTCTCCATTTGTCAATGGTTCTTTATTATTTTTATAACAATTTATAAAATGTTCAATTTCTGTTTTTAATGGATTTAAATTTTCATATTCTATTATAACACCATCTGTTTTTTTAATTTCTGTTAATTCATTTTTATATAATAAAATTTTATTTATTTCTAATGTATCATCAAATACTATCATACCTTTTTCACCAGTTATTATCATTTTTTGTTCTTTAAATGGATTTAACCAATTAACATTAATATTTATATATATATTTTCTTTATCATATTCTAAAAATGTATTTGTTATATCATGTATTCCTTTTCGTAATATATCTTTACCATGACAATATAATTTATCAGGTAATTTATTACAAATAGATAAAATAATAGATATATCATGAGGAGCAAAACTCCATAATACATTTTCATATTTTCTAAATCTACCTAAATTTAATCTATTACATGTTATATTTCTTATATTTCCAATAATATTATTATTTATTAATTCTTTTATTTTTATTATACATGGATGATAATTTAATATATGTCCTACCATTATTTTTACATTATATTCTTTTGCTAATTTTACTAATTCTTTTGCTTCTTTTAAATTTGATGTCATTGGTTTTTCTATAAATACATGTTTTTTATTTTCTATTGTTTTTTTTGCATATTCATAATGTAATTCTGTTGGCAAACTAATAATTATTGCGTTAATATTTGAATTCAACAAATCATCAAAATTAGTAGTTATATCAACATCATATAATTCTTTAAATTTATTTAATATATTTATATCTTTATCACAAATAATTTTTAAAATATTTAGATTATAACATTCTCTAATAATATTATTACCCCAATATCCACATCCGATAATACCAATCATATTTTATTATTATAATTATATCTTTATCTATTATAAATAAATTAAATATTTAACAGAACCTTAAATATCATCTATATAATCATTATTTGATTTATTTTTTGGTGGTATTTTATATAATCCATAATAATATGTAATAATAACAATATCATTATTTACAGTAGGATGATATATACCAGATACTAATTCACATGAATATTCCGCCCCATATAAGATTAATTTTAGAGGTACTTTAGTTATTGATTTTCTACACCATTTAATAACATTAAAATTATTTATTTGTCTATTAAAATAGTTAAAATCATAATAATTATCAGGGGTTAATATTTTATTAATTTTAATAACATTATTCTCATCATCATATGGACAAAACATACTTGCCCATCCAGAAATACCTTTTTGACCTCCAGAACCAAATGGAACTGTACATATAACTTTAGCCCACATTGTTTTATAATATATTGGTATATCATCATATTTTGTTGATTGTGGATTATTTATTAAATGTTCATTTGCTAATCTTGCTATATCTACAAACATATACATTATATAATCCATTACTGAAAACCAATTATCTAATTCAGTTTCTCCTATTTTTTTAGTAAATTTTTTAATTTCATTATATAATTTATACAATTTAATCCAATCATAATATGTTCCATCTAATATAATTGATGGAATACCACATGAAAGTTCGCACATATACTCAAAATATTTCTTAAATGTATTCATTATTAGTATATTATTTACTACATTATTAATTGGTGTAGTTGTAGTATATTTTGTTGTAATTATATCCATAAATTCTTTATCTTTTATATTTTTATTTATTTCATTGACAATTAATTCAACAATATGTTCAATATCTAATTTTAGAATATCTATTTTTAATTCTTTTTTCCCCTCATGTTCAACAAAAAAATATCTAAATTGTTCAGAATGTTTATCAATAAAAATACTAAATGTTTCCATAATAACATATTGAATATCATCAGGTTTAAGTTTTAATGTTTTATGAGTGTCATAAGCAAATAAAAATGAACCAGTTAATCCTTCACTAATTTTAGAAAAATAATTTAGGTTATTTAGATCTTTATCATAATCTGAATTAATACCAAATACTCTTCCCTCTTCTAGAATTTCATATATTCTTTTAAAACGTGATTGACATTTTTCACTGTATCTATCCATTCCATGCATTTCAGAAAAATTATTCTCTATATTAATATATTTTAAGTTATCATTAAGAACAATCCTTAAACTACCCAAATTAATATCTCGATTAATATAATTATCTTCAAAATTAAGTGGAGGTAATTTTATTATTTCCATACTATCCATAATAGATATATTTTCTTCTATTTCTTCTTCTGATTCTTCTGATTCTTTTTCTTCTTTTGTGTCTTCATCATAATACCTTTGTTTATTAGTATCTGTGGATGATATTGGTTTTCCATTAATTGTACCCATATTGATTTTGATAATTAATATTAAATATAACTAATTAATTATTATTTTTTCAATTTTTTAGTTTTAAAAATTGAAAAAATAATAATTGATTAGTTCCTGTTAAATTAATTATTAAAATAGATGTTCTAGAAGACATGGAGTTTTTTAGTTATAGTGAAATTTTTTTAGTTATAGTGAAATAATGAATAATACAGATAAACTAATTACATCAATTCCATCAGAATGTATTAATGATAAATGGCGTGTAACTGAAAAAATTAATGGTGCTAATTTTTCTTATTATTGTGATGGTAAAATTATTAAATATGCAAAAAGAACAAATTTTTTGGATGATAATACTGATTTTTTTAACTATAAATATTGTGTTCAAAAATATAATGATATGGTTATGAAACTATTTCATTATATGAAAAAATATGATACTATTAAACAAGATTTTACTCATTATTGATATAAATATGTATCTGATTATGTATCTAAAATTTAATTTATAAATATATAATTTATATAAATATATATTTATAAATAATATAATTAATGAATAATATAACAAAAGAACAAATTATAATATTATTCAATCAAAATATTAAAGGAAAAATATTTAAAAAAAATAAGAATAATCATGATGGAGAAGAAGGACATTGGATTGAACAATTATTATATATTAAACCTAATTCAAAAAATGCTCCAGATTTAGGAGGATATGAAATTAAAAAAGATTCAAAAAAAATTACATTTGGTGACTGGTCAGGAGAATATTTATTTTCAGAGCATAGAGAAAATATAAATAATATAAATAAAGAAGATATTTATATAACAAAAGAAAATTTTATAAAATTATTTGGTAAAAAAACAGAAAATAAAAATAGATATTCGTGGTCAGGTTCATGTATTCCAAAATATAATATATGGAATAATTTTGGTCAAAAATTAATTGTAGATGATAACAATAATATAATAGTATTATATTCTTATAACAATGATAATAGAAAACCTATAGAATTAAAAAAATGGATTAATAAAGAAATATCTATAGTTTTATGGAAGTTTGATAAAATGTATAATTTTATAAATAATAAATTTAATAAAAATGGATTTATAATACTAAGAAAAAATAATAAACATATATATAACAATATATCATTTGGATCTCCAATAACATATGATTATTTTTTAGAACAATTAAAATTAGGAATTGTATATTTAGATAGTGGAATGTATTATGATTATAATAAACCAAATAATAGACTATATTCCCAATGGAGAGCAAACCAAAATTTTTGGAATAATTTAATTATTGATACTTATTAGTTATAAAATATATATAACAATATATATTTTATTTTTATTGAGAAAGATTTAATAAACTAATAATATATTTTCCTAAATAAAATGCAAATTTACATGCAACTGCATTTCCTATTTGTATAATAATTTCCTTATTATTTCCTTTAAATATATAATTATCTGGAAATGTTTGTATTTTTTTAAGTTCATTAATAGTTAATTTTCTTATTCTATTATCATCATACTTGACAAGTGCATCATAACCATCTTTCCAATATCTTGCAGGAATTGTATATGATGGTTGATCTAATTTTAGAAACTGAGCTCCAAATCCTTTATTGTTTTCTTTACTTTTTTTCTTTTTGAGATTTATTCCATCAATTGCTTTTTGAGATAAAAAATATTTTTTATCAATATTATTTTCATTTTCTAAAATAGTAGAAACAGGAATTCTATTATTTTTTGATAAAATTGGTTTAATATCAATTGGTATTTTGTTAAAATCTTTTCTAATTCCAATAATAATTGTTCTTCTTCTATTTTGTGGAACTTCAAAATCAGATGCATATAATTTATTAACTTTACAATTATATTCCTGTTCTAATAAATTTAATATAATATCTATAACTTTTTCTCCATTTTCAGTTTTCATAGATAAAATACCAATTACATTCTCCATTATAAATGCTTTTGGTTTAAAAAAATTTATATATTTATAAAATTCCATAAATAATGAATTTCGTGGGTCTTTTTTATCTCTTTTTCCTGCTATACTGAATCCTTGACAAGGTGGTCCTCCTACAATAATATCTATATTATCAATTATGTTATAATTCTTTTTAAATAATTCTGGTGTTAATTTAGTTAAATCTGCACAAATTGCTAAATGATTATGATTATTCTTATAACTTTCTATTGCTATATCCCATATATCTATACCTGCTAATATATTTAATCCTGCATCTTTTAATCCTGTTGTCATTCCTCCGCATCCACAAAATAAATCTAATACATTTATTTTTGTAATATTATCCATTTATTAATTTATATTTTCATATCTATATATTTTTTTCTTCAATTTTTCAAAAAATTGAAGAAAAAAATATAGAAATATAACGATAATTAAAAATATAAATGATAACGATATTATTAACAGGAGGTTTAGGATATATAGGTAGTCATATTGCAGTAGAATTATTAAATAATGGATATAGAGTAGTAATAATAGATAATTTAATAAATTCAAAATATGAAGTATTTGAACAAATTAATAAAGTAGCAAATAAAGTAAGATTAACATATTTATATTTTTATAAAATGGATTTAAGAGAAAATGATATAGAAGATATATTTAAGAAAATAAGAATACATGGAGTAATTCATTTAGCAGGATTAAAATCAGTAAATAAATCAATAGAACAACCATTAGAATATTATGATGTAAATGTAAGTTCAACAATAAATTTATTAAAAATAATGGATAAATACAATTGTAAAAATATAATATTTTCATCAAGTGCAACAGTATATGGAGAACAAAATTATCCAGTAGATGAAACATGTAAAACTGGAGAAAATATAACTAATCCTTATGGACAATCCAAATTTATGATTGAAAAGATTTTAATAGATTTATATAATTCAAAAATTTCTAATAAATGGTCTATTGTTATATTGAGATATTTTAATCCTGTATCTGCCCATCCATCTGGATTATTAGGTGAAGACCCCAATAATATACCAAATAATCTATTTCCACATATTCTTAAATCTGCTTATGATAAATCTTTTTTAAATATTTATGGAACTGATTATAATACTCATGATGGTTCTTGTGTTAGAGATTTTATTCATGTATCTGATTTAGCAAATGCCCATATGCTGTCTATTAATAAATTTAATTCAAAAGAATTAAATATTTATAATGTTGGAACTGGTTATGGTGTTTCTGTTATGCAATTAATTAATAATTTTGAAAAAGTTAATAATCTATTTATTAATAAAAATTTTACTAATCGTAGAAATGGTGATTTACCAATTGTTTATGCTAAAATTGATAAAATTAAATCTGAATTACAATGGACTCCTACAAAATCTATTGATGACATTTGTTTAGACGGTTGGAATTATTATAAAAAACGCCGTATTAATCCTTAATAATTTATAATTGTATAAATATATACAATTATAAATTATCATATATTTGTAAATTTAAATTTATATAAATTTAAATCTGTAAATATATGATAATTTATAAATTATTAATGTTTAATAATTTTATAAATTATCATATATT